TTAATATAGTAAACTCCAGATAAAAAACTATCAGGATGTATGTGTGGGAAAATAAAATCGCCCTGGTAACTAATATTAGTCCACATGGTTCCAATTTCTAATCTGTCAACCCTGTTAGAACCATGACCCAATCTTGAAGCAAAACCTTTAGCATGTTCTAATATAACATCTGCTAGATCTTTGAAATCGGGATTTTTATGTAAATCTGGGCTGACCTTGTGAGTAGAACCAACTGAAAGAAAATCATTACCCTGAGTGCCGGTATTTTTTATAACTTCTCTAACCTTTGATTCTAAAAAATCTATTTTATCTTGTAAAACTCCGTCTACAATGAATATTGGTTTTGGAAACCATGTATGGATTTGGGGTGTTGAAGTTATCATAGCAGTTTATTTACCAGGTTTTTTATATCTAAGATTTTTTTCAGATAAATATCATATAATAAATTTGAGGATAGACCCATGGAATTAATTGACAGATGTAATGCGCTAAGTAGCAATCCTTTAACTAGTCATGAAACACGTTATACAGACGCTATCACAGACATGATCAATCAGGTTACTAACGGCACAGCAACTAAACAACAAATACTTGATACCTATCAAGATGTGTTAGATCATATTGGCGGTACTGATGCCAATTTTAACCATTACGGAAGTCCTCTAGAAGATCAATTAAAAGAAGTAAAAGTTCAAATAGATGCTCTTATTGCTGACTTTGTTACTTGGCTTAACACTTAAGGAATAGACCATGACAACATTAGATTCAAAAATTGAACAATTAATTACTACATACGAGCCTGCTAATTACGGAAATCCTTCAAAAGACCATATAAGAAATTGGGCGTTAGGTCTAAAATCTATGAGAACCGATGTAACAAATGGCAAAATACAAAAACATCATTTGAAAGAACATTGGAATGAAACAGTAACTCCTGAAACAAATACAGTTCCAGCAGATCCACTGGCATATCATGGGCATAATAAAAAATCACACTATCAAAGTTTTATTGATAGAGAAACGGATCCTACATTACAAGCAATGATGACAGATATACATCATCAAATACACACTTGGATAAACAATTAAGGATTTCATGGAAATCGTTCGTTCTGTAGATTTAATATTTCCAACTCCTCTTACAATTATACAATTCGATGATTTGGATTTTTTTAAAAAATTCGCAAAATTAATTTATAACGGTTTAACAGAAACAAATTTAGCAGAACTAGAAAAACGTAAAGTTTGGACTACATCAGATGACTTACATATCGATGATAAATTTACCGAACTTGTTACTTTAATTGATAGTGAAGCTCAACAATTTTTTAAAGATTATCTAGGATTAGAGTCGTTAACCATGAGTTGTATGTGGTCTAACATACAAATTAACGGATTCAAGCATCATTTACATCAACATCCTAATAGTTTTTATTCGGGTGTAATTTATCTAGATGTTCCTGAAGGAGATGAAGTTAACCCTGGTAATATATTTTTTACTGATCCGCGCCCGGCTAAAAATATGTTTTATGCCGATTATGCGAAACAAAATCCGTTATCAGATAGAGGGTGGTGGGTTACTCCAAAGATAGGTGGGATGATTTTATTCCCAAGTTGGTTGGAACATGGGACTGAATTGTGTATACTAGAAGAAAATACACAGAGGGTTTCTTTAAGTTTTAATTATAGATTAAATCAATGTTCTGAGCCCACAATGAAAATATGATTTCTAATATCAATTGTCCAATAATAATCACTCCTTTTAAACAACATTCTATATTAAAAAATAAACTGTTGTTAGAAATAGAAAAATCAGCTGGGAATTCTATCGTCGATAAAGAAGATAATATTACTCGAACAGATTGGAATATAGATAAATCAATTCCAAGAACATATTTAAAAATTTTAAGTCAGCCGTTAATTGAACACTTAAAAAAATCTTACGAATCTATCGGTATGCTGGGATTTGAAATTCATAATTTTTGGTACCAGCAGTATGTTAAAGATTCTACTCATGCTTGGCACAATCATCAAGCCGCACAGTATACAAATATATATTATTTAGAATTACCTAATACGGCTCCAAAAACAGAGATTATCAATCCTACAAATCCTGCCGATATTATTACGTTAGATGTGAAAGAAGGAGACATTGTCTCCTTCCCTAGTTTTATTTTTCATCGATCTCCTGTAGTACAAAGCGATACTAGAAAAACTATAATTTCATTTAATGTTAGTTTTTTAAAATCTTTGACTAACCCTTAAGCACGTCTACTAAACTTTGTAAACGTCTAATATCTTCACTAATAGATACTATAGGATATTGTTTTTTGTCCGGATCTGAATGGTCAACTACGAACCCCTGGACCGTTAAATTTACACCAGCTTGAGCACATGCCGCTGCAAAGTCTGTAGTTGTGTAATCAAAACGTACAGGTTGTACTAGTTTGAATCTCTCCGCTATAGCGTCTGCTAAGATTGGATTTCCTGAATGCTTAATAAGCTCGCAGATTTCTTTAGCGGCTTCTTGATGATCGGCATTAATAGAACCGTAATCAAATACATGAACCATGTCCGGCGGTAATTCGCCTGGTAACAATTCTCTATCCATTTTTTCTCCTTAATTATTTAGATTGATCTTTTTGGAATCTTTTTGGAATTCCTAGTATTGGTCGCCCGTCATACATAATTTGAAAAGGACCGTTTTTATCATTGTAGTGTAAAAACACTTGAGCATGATTTAAACCTTTAAATCTTTCACGCCAATGGTCGACATCACAGCCTCGATATATAATCATATCTCCAGGCTTCATATATACTGGTGCGCCGTCGTCATCATCTTTTGTTTCAACCCACATTGGCCAGTTATATTCTGGGTCTTCAACATTTGAATTATTATAACCTAAACACATTGTAATACTAATTTCACAACTATGACGGTCTCTGTGACGTTTTAAATCTTCGTCTTTTTGATATAATCTCCAGTAAGTATAGTTAGGTATTAGATCTAATCCTGTATAGCCCTCGATCATACCTATACTGGCAGCTAATAAGGTATCCATCATAGGATCTCCATAACAGTTATAGCTATAGCCGGCTTGTGCATCACCAAATTGGCCGTCCCACTCTGGTCTATAATCAGCTCTTGCATATTCATACATAAAATCTGTACGCTGAGCTTTGATAATACAATATTGATATAATAGCTGAGCAAGATTTTCATCTATAAAATTTCTAACTACAACATAATTATTTTCCGCAAAAAACTTACTAGTTTGTTCGTATAATTCATTTTCAGTCATTTCCAAGGTGCTCCAAGATTCCATAACACTAAACTGTATCTAGTGCCTTTAGTTACAGGTGTAACTGTGTGGTCGATAAATGATGGGAAAACAATAACAGAACCTTGCGGTCTAATTTCCTCGCATTCATAAAATCTATTACCTTCTGTGTGAGGTCCGTAGTCAAATTTTAAATTTCCACCTTCGTATTCACCGGGCGTATTTAAGTTAATAGTAACACTTAGTTTACGCACTTTACCGATCATATTAGGATCAGTAGTATACTGAGTAGGCAGTCTTCCGTCTGGTTTTAAGGGAACTGGAGTAACACCATAGATATAACGCTTATAAGCACCAGGGTGATCGCTGGCTCCATCTTTATGCCAGCTGTAAAATCCATTAGGTTTATATTCTGTAAATTGAAAACTTTCGCTGTAATCCCATTGCCATTCCCACCCTGCTCTTGCGTTAGCTTCGTGTACAAGAGGATGTACGAGTTCATAAAGCCACTGATCATTTAACCATGTGACATTGCTATCACGCACATAAGTTTTTTTCAAATCGATGCCTTGACTTTTTAATTCTTGCTTAGTATATTCTGCTTGAGGAGCACCATGACCGTCTTCTACAGCACCTTTTTGTAAATCTCCGTGTGTATAAGCTTCAACTGAATAGCCCTTAGCTTTTTCTTCTTCCATTCTGGCTACACCCATGTCAATTATTCGCTGGCATGTTTCAGGTGGGATAGCAGATTTAAAGTAATAGTATTGATATTTTAATTGCATAGATCCTCTCGTATACGGATATTTATAGGTCACACTTTACATCAGGTTTAGTTCTTGAATAGATGTAAACACGTAAATAATTATCATAAAATAATGTCACTGGAGATAAATTTGGATCTTTCAAAATACAAAAGATTTTTTGCGTTTGGTTGTAGTTTTACCAACTATAAATGGCCTACTTGGGCAGATATTATAGCTCGAGAAATCCCCGAATCGTACAACTATGGCAGAATTGGAGGCGGCAATCACTATATCTATCAAACTGTAGTAGAAGCTTCAATAGAACATAAATTTACCAAAGACGATTTAGTCATAGTTATGTTTACAAATATAGCTAGAGAAGACAGATATGCCGAACATAGGAACGGTTGGATTACTCCAGGAACTTTATATTATCAGCACGAATACGACAAAGATTTTTTAATTAAATTTTGGTGTTATAGAGGTTATTTGATGAGAGATTTAGCACTAGTTCACGGTGTTCAAACTATTTTAAATACATTTGATTCAGATTCTTACTTTTTAACTATGGTGCCATTTGTGTCAGAAATTACTGACAGCGAACTAGCAATAGATCCTCGAACTATTGCTATTACCGATTTTTATCAAGATACATTAGGTAAGTTAAACCCTAGTATTTTTGAAACTACTTTTAACAATAATTGGAATAGTAGACGTAGACCTAAATATTTTTCACTTGGAGACAATGGGGTATTTGAAGATTTACACCCTACCCCCGATGAACACCTCGAATACCTAGAAACAATTTTTCCAGGAATTACAATATCGGAAGCTACTAAAAATTATTCTCAACGACAAACTGAAGCAGTTTTTCAAGCAATGGTAGTTGATCAATTATTAGAAGCATATACTCCACCGGTAGTAAAATCTAAACACTGGCCTAACAGAGATTAAATTAACTCTACTAAATCAAATATTGTTTGTAGTTTTGTACGAATAGTTTTACTACTAAAGCTATTACGTAGGCCTTGGTGTAACGGTTTCGGAGCACGGTCTACTGTGGCCCATGACCAGCCATAATGTTCGTCACTAAGTTCGGGAACAAACTCTTTGTCTATCACACACAAATAAGTGTGAAAATTAAAGACTCTATCGTTTGATACAAATGTTTCTAAAGGAATTGTTTTTAATATTTTTGGAGTTGTACCAATTTCTTCAGCAATTTCACGTTGTAGACCTTGCCATGGAGTTTCGCCTGTAATATTAGTACCACCTACTAGTCCCCAAGTACCTTCGTGTTTGCCGTGTGCTTTTTGTAGCAGTAAAAACCGCCGTGTAGATTTAGCATAAAATAATGCTCCACTACAAACAATTGATTCTTTTACAGTACTATTTTCCATTGTGCGGCCGTATATTCACCTTCGAAACTCTTAACCCATGAAACACCGTTCCATAAGTATTGTATTCCAGTGTATATATTCGTTTGCCACACTAAGGTGTCGTAAACTTGAGTTGAATCAAATACTACATGCCACTCCGAGCCCGTCCACTCTATAATATCGTTTGCTACTGATATTAATGCGCCCCATTCGTGCGCAGGTTCTTCGTTAATTGCCGCACCAATGTCCTCTACTAGCAAATAACGTGTGCCTACTGCTACAGTTACGTTAGGTGGATTAACTTCATTATGCGGACGATGCGGATTAAATGTCAGCGGATTTATAATAGCATCAAATGTACCAGGACTACTAGGTCTATAACTAGTATTTGGATTATAATTCTCTGTATCAGAATCTAAATAACCATTACTATCTATACCGGTATTTGTTGTTAAGGTATCATCGTTCCAATTAACAGTTAGCACGGTATAATCTAGTGGGTTAAGCGCAATAGTACCTACTACATAACTTCCATTTGGTTGTTGTAAAAATAATTGACTAGAACCCGCTACATATTTTCCAGGATACTGACTAAACACTTCCAACCAATTGATACCAGGGCCTTGTCTGACTCCAGCTTCTAGACTAGGTTCTGGAGGAATAACACTTTCGTGTGGCCCTAACAACAGAGCTTGCCCAACTCCTTGTGGGTTATTATAAACTTGTATCTTATATCCAGTAACAGTTGTAGTGGTCGAACCTAATATATCTGATAATGTTGTAGTTGGATCTAAAGGATCTTGACCTAATCCGGCAATATATGTTCCGCTAGTAATACTGCTACCATACATATTGGCAATAATTTTAGTAACAACGCCAAGATGTTTAACTTTAACTGGCGGACTAATCCACGCAGGTGTGCTTACAGTTAGTGTAGCAATGTCAATAGGTGTGTCGTTTCCAACAGGAACTGTTCGACTATCCCAGCTGATGTCTTCTAAATTTAATACAGTTAAACTAGTCCAATCGATATAGTTGTCTGTAGTTTGTAATTCTAAACTAGGATTGAACAA